ACGGGGATATCTTTCAACTACTAGAAATCCCTGCTGAATCAGTTATCGTTGCTGCTGGTGCAGAAATCATGAAACCTTTCACGACTTCTTGTACTGCAGATATTGACTTCGCTGGTGGCGATGACATTATTGACGGGGCTGACTTAACTGCTGCTGCTGGTACATACCTTGCAAAAGGTACTAACGGTGAAGCTAACATTGTCAATACAGGCGCAGCTTCTACGTTTGCTGCTGCTGCTTTGGCATGTGTTGGTGCTGCTGATACCATTGACGTTCTTGTTGCTGGTGCTGCACCTGCTACTGGACGCCTTCGGGTATATGCAGTAGTTGCAGATGTTTCGGCTGCAAAAACTGAGGCTGCTGTTGCTCAACGTGACCTTATTTAATAAACCTATATACTTTGGGGCTGGCTATATGCTGGCCCCATTGGTGCATCAAGTTTATACAACAAACAATTCTTGGGGCAAAAATCTATTTAGGAATTATAATGGCTCTTACTTATTTAACATTAGCTAACAATGTCATCACTCGTATGAACGAAGTAGAGCTTACCTCTAGTAACTTTACTAGTGCTAGGGGTGTACAGATACAATGTAAAAATGCAGTAAATGAAGCTATACGATATATTAATCAACGTGAGTTTGGGTATTCTTTTAATCACGCTACTAATACAGAAACATTAGTGCCGGGAAAAGTTAGATATACTGTGCCTACTAGTACTAAATCAATAGACTACAATACAGCTAGGATAAAGAAAAGTACTACCTTTAATGCATCGGGTAGTAATCTTAGTACATTAAACTATAATGAATATATACAGAATGAGTATGCCAATCAAGAAGATGACATTGCATCTACTACTTTAAATGGTTCACATTCTGATTCTGTAGCAACGCTAACTCTTACATCTACTACAGGTTTTGATGCATCTGGTACTATTTATCTTGGTAGTGAGCAAGTAACATATACTGCTATATCAGGTAATGATCTTACAGGCTGTACACGTGGTGCTAATAGCACTACTGCAGCTACACATGCAGATGGAGTATTTGTAGCTCAATTTGATAATGGCGGTGTACCTAGAAGTATTATTCGTACACCTGATAATAATTTTTTACTTTATCCATTTCCTGATAAAGAATACACTTTAACATTTGATTACTATACATTTCCTGCTAATCTTTCTGCACATGGAGATACTACTACTATACCTGAAAGGTTTGCACCTGTAATTGTAGACGGTGCCTCTGCTTTTGTGTATCAGTATCGTGGTGAAATGCAACAGTATCAATTAAACTTTGCTAGATTTGAGCAGGGTATTAAGAATATGCAAAGTTTGTTAATTAATAAATATGAGTACGTTAGGTCTACTGTTGTATTAAGACCACGTGGCTCTGTCAACTTTATGTCAGGGGTAGTAAGCTAGTGCCTGATAGTTCCCAGACACAGCCAGTTGCATTTAACTGTGAGGGCGGTTTAGTTTTAAACCGTTCTAACTTTATTATGCAGCCGGGAGAGGCACTACAATTAGAAAACTTTGAGCCTGACATTTCAGGTGGCTACAGACGTATTAGTGGCTTTCGTAAATACGTAAATGCTGTTGTACCTCACACCAGTTCTAGCTCTGAATCACTGTTAATGATTGCTAACTTTGACAATAAAGTATTAGCAGCCAGAGGTGAAAAGATATTTAGTTCTGCTTCTGCTGAATTATCTATTGCTATTGCAGCAGATACAAGCATGACAGGATCAGGTACTATTACTGTACCATCTACATTAGGTTTTTCTTCTAGTGGCACATTACAGATTAACTCAGAGATATTTACTTACACAGGTAAAACATCTACTACTTTTACAGGCGTAACTAGGGCTGTATCTTCTACTGCAGCAGCACATTCTAAACTTGATGTAGTATCAGAAAGCTGGACTGTTAGAGACACAGGTAGAACCAGTGCTGCAAAGTACCACTTTGAAAGATATAACTTTGACGGTAACGAAAAGATTATCTGTGTGGACGGGGTTAATGCTCCTGTAATATTTAATACCTCTATGACAGCAGCAGATGTTAGTGATAGTAGTGTAGCAGGTGCTACTGTTGTGGCTGCATATAGAAACCATATGTTTTATGGTGGTAAGTCCACTACACCACAAGAGGTAGTATTTAGTGAGCCGTTTGATGAAGATGGGTTTAATAGTGGTCAAAATGCAGGTAGTATTAAGGTTGATGATACAGTAGTTGCATTAAAGGTTTTCCGTGATAGCTTGTTTATCTTTTGTGAAAGTAGGATATTTAAACTTACTGGTTCTAGTTCTTCTGACTTTTCTGTGCAACCTGTTACTAGAAACATTGGGTGCATTAACAGCTTTACCGTACAAGAATTTGCAGGTGATTTAATCTTTCTTGGTCCTGATGGACTACGTACTGTTGCTGCGACTGCACGTATTGGTGATACTGAACTGGGTACTATCAGTAAAAACATACAAACTGTATTTGATGAAAACATTAAAGATGCTGGATCGTTTGACTCCGTAGTTATACCCGATAAGACCCAATACCGCATATTCTTCACTAAAGATGGACAAGGGCAAACACTATCTAAAGGTGCTATTTGTGTTCTTAAGAAAGAAGCATTTGAGTTTTCTGAAACAAGAGGCATACAGGTAGCTTGTACGGATACCTTTGTTGAGTCAGGTGATGTAATTGTTCTTCACGGTGACACTACAGGCTTTATACAAAGACAAGAATCAGGCAATGACTTTGATGGTACAGCTATCTTAGGTAGATACAGAAGTCCTGACATGAGCTTTGGTGATACTGGTATCCGTAAGCACATGCAACGGGTTATTATTAACTACAAACCAGAAGCAGACATTAATGCTGACTTAATTCTTAGATACGACAATGAAGATACAGATTCTGCTAGACCTGCAAACTACCCACTAGACACAGCTAACGTGGCTGCACAGTATGGTTCTGCTACGTACAGCACACAAGGCAGTGCAACACAGTTTGTTTATGGTGGGCCAACACAACCCCTTGTACGTCAACCAGTAGAAGGTTCTGGTTTTTCAGTTGCATTAAAAGTAGAAGACGGTGGTACTACTGCCCCGTACTCACTTAAAGGGTTTCAGCTAGAATATCAATTAGGAGCAAGACGTTAGATGGGTGCTACATATTCAAGACAATCATCATATACAGATGGCGATACAATTACGGCGGCTCACACTAACAATGAGTTTGATCAGCTATTAGCTGCCTTTGCCGCAAGTACAGGCCACACACATGACGGGACTACTGCAGAAGGTGGCCCTATTACTAAGCTGCTTGGTACATCTATTACGATGGGTGACGGTACTGCAGGTACAGACATTACAGTAACCTTTGATGGTGAAAGTAATGATGGCGTACTAACTTGGAATGAAGACTTAGATTACTTTGAGTTTTCTGATGATTTACTTATTGCGTCAACGGAGAAGATTCAGTTTGGTACAACCGCTAACTATATTAACTCAGGGGCAACTAATCATCTTGATCTTGTAGCAGGTGCTGAAATACATCTTACAGCTACTGATATTAATATAGACGGTGCTGTTGATGTATCAGGTAATTTATCTGTAGGTGGTAACTTAGACGTTACTGGTTCGTTTGATATGAGTGATGCTAACATTACCAACATTGGTAGCATTGCACTAGACACAATTACTAATGATGGCACTGACATTACACTTGACTCATCTGGTGATATTATACTTGATGCTGGTGGTGCTAACGTAACAATTAAAGACGATGGTACATCTATACTTGACATTGCAAATAACTCTTCTGATGTAGAGTTTACAGTTAGTGTAGCTGATAAAAACTTTAAGATTAAAGGTACAGACAGTTCTAGTGCTATCACTGCATTAGACATTGATATGGCATTAGCAGGTAAAGCTACATTTAATGGGGATGTAGTAATAGGTGGTGATCTTACTATTACTGGTGATGACTTAGTAATGGGTACTAATACTTCAGGTCACATTCTTGTAGCTGATGGTACAAACTTTAATCCTGTAGCTGTAGGTGACTTGTCTGAAATTAGTACTGTTGCAAATGATGATGTGTTTCTTGCAGTAGATACATCAGGCGGTGGATTAAAGAAAATTACCAGAAGTGCTGTAGTATCTGGACTTGCTACTTCTAGTGCTATCTCTAACGTAGTAGAAGATACTAGTCCACAATTAGGTGCTAACTTAGATACAAACAGTCATAATATATTAATTGACGATGCACACTTTATTGGTGATGAAAACGGTAACGAACAGATTATATTTCAGACTACTAGCTCTGCAGTAAATCAACTTGATATAACTAATGCTGCAACAGGTAATGGACCTACTATATCTTCTACTGGTGGTGATACAAACATCAACCTTAATATAACTCCTAAAGGTAGTGGTCAAGTTGTTCTTGATGGTAATGTAGGAGTTGAATCAGGTTTAATTGATTTAAAAAACTCAGGCTCAAGATCACAGATAAAATTTTATTGTGAGTCAGGTAATGCTCATGCACAAACACTTCAAGCAGCACCACACTCAGAAAGTGCTTCAAATACTTTAACACTCCCAAGTACAGGTGGTGATGTTGACTTAGTTTCAACTGCTTCAACTGCTACACTTACAAATAAAACACTTACTACCCCTGTAGTAAATGCAGGAATACAGTTAAAAAATGGTGCTACTTCTGCTGGCTTTGTAGAGTTTTTTGAAGACAGTGACAATGGATCAAATAAAGTAACACTTATTGGCCCTGCATCTACTGCAGATATTACCTTGACACTACCTAGTACTGCTGGTACTATTGCAACTACTGCAGTCGTAACAAGTACTGCAACAACTATAGCACAAGATGAAGCAATAGCTTTAGCAATCGCCCTTGGATAAGGAAACAAATTAATGGCAAATACCTTTAAGACAATCACAAGGGATGTAGCACCAGCTAGTGCGGGAACCCCTGAAACAATATACACTACTCAATCAAGTACTAGGGCTGTTATCTTAGGACTTACTCTGGCTAACGTACACACGGCACAAGTAACTGCAAGTGTTACTTTAGTTAGTACAACTACACAAACAAGTCAAACAACAAACACTACAGCACACATTATTAAAGATGCAGCTATACCAGTAGGGTCTTCACTGTCTGTACTAGACGGTAAGATTGTTGTTAATGCTGGTGACATTATTAAAGTAGACTGCAGTGTAGCAGATAAAGTCTCAGTAATTATGAGCTACATGGAGATTGACAGCTAATGGCAGGTTATATTGGTAATCAAGCACAGATCAGGTCAGGGCTTAGTGCAACTATTGATGAGCTTAATATCATTGACGGTGTTACGGCTACCACTGCTGAGTTAAACTACAATGATACAGGTGCTGCAGTAGGGACTGTTGTAGCCAGTAAGACTGTAACTGCAGATGCAAACAAAGATGTAGCTAGTCTCCGTAATGTAACTCTGACAGGAGAGTTGGACGCAGGTTCTTTAGATATTTCTGGGGCAGGAGATATTGCGGGAGCTTTAACAAATAACTCTGTTGCAGTCAAAGTAGCAGGTAAAGAAACCATATGGGTTCCTGCTGCTGCTATGAAGCCTACTACTTCTAATGGTTGTTCTATACTTACTACAGTAGAGACTACATCTGGTAGACCTGATATGGTTGTATTAGACTTTGATGATGGCGCAGATGAACATGCACAATTTAGTGTAGCATTCCCTAAATCATGGAACTTAGGTACAGTTACCTTTAAGGCTTATTGGACTACTACCGCAACAGATACAGATGGCTGCACTTGGGGTCTTCAAGGTGTAGCTATGAATGACAATGAAACTATTGATGTAGTCTACGGGACAGCAGTAGTTGTTGATGACGCAGCACAAGGGGCAGCAGAAGAACTTTATGTAACTGCAGAAAGTGGTGCTATTACTATTGCTGGAACTCCTGCAGATGAAGACCTATGTTTCTTTAGGGTCTTTAGGGATGTATCAGACAGTAATGACACTATGGCAGAAGATGCACGTTTATTGGGCATTAAGTTGTTCTTCACCACTGATGCAGCCAATGATGCGTAGGGGATAGCAATGAGCTTTGGTTATCAAGTGCTAGGATTTGGAACTGTTGCAGGAGTTCCGTTTGATGCAAGTGGAGGTACAGTAACAACGTCAGGAGACTATACGATTCACAGCTTTACCAGCAGTGGTACATTCACAGTAAACTCTGGAGGAGGAGATGTAGAGTATCTAGTTATTGCTGGTGGAGGTGGTGGCGGTGAAGGTAAAGATTTAGACTATCGGCAGGGCGGCGGCGGCGGTGCTGGTGGGTATTTAACAAGCACTTTTTCTGCTCTCGTTGGAGATTACACCATAACTGTTGGAGCAGGGGGAGGCCAGCATACCAATGGTTCAAGTTCTTCCATAATAAAAGCATCCGATTCCTCTAACATAGCAACATCAGTAGGTGGTGGTAGAACAACTAATGTTGGTGGATCAGGCGGCGGCGCTCAAGCCAGAGGCGAAGGTACAACTGTGGACAGTGCGGGTGCGGGTACTTCGGGTCAAGGTAACAGCGGGGGTGGTGGGTCAGTAAGCTCCACCACGGTTGCGGCGGCAGGAGGCGGCGGCGGTTCATCCGCTGTTGGAGGCGATGGCAGTGGAAACACAGGTGGTGCAGGTGGTGCTGGAACATCTTCATCAATTACAGGGTCAGCAGTTACACGTGCTGGCGGTGGCGGTGGAGGCGGCACAACGACAGGTGGTGCAGGTGCTGCTG